GTGAGATGCTCCCTACCGGTAAGAAACGTGGCATATGCGATATAGGCACATTGCGTACTAATCTTACCGGGTTTGTCGTTGAATCACTTAAGGTTGCTATGTCTAACTTGTATACATACAACGGGTGTGATTTCCACTTTGTCAAGACTGCCGACAGAGATGGAATAGCAAGTTTGTTTAACGATATACTTTTAGCTTCTAATGATGTTTTTGCTTTTCATGGCGATGACAGTATTGGGGGTTTTGAGTGTATTGACGGTCGAATTATGTTTAACTCTGATATAAGCAAGTGTGATGGGTCGCATGGTGGTGCTTTAGTGCACGAATTACACAAGATGATTTCACGTGTAGTTGGTGGCACTGGGTTTCGAGATTATTTTGATTACGCGTTTTCATTGTTAAATAAGGATTTGTATTATTATAATCCTAAAAACAGGAAAGAATACGTTTCATATAAATTTTCTCAACCCAGGTTGTACTCCGGTTCTGTGCTTACTACTGTTATGAATTCGTTTGCAAATTTGTTAATTGGTTTATATGTTCAGTCAAAACCGCGCGTTCTTCGCAAGGATTTTGTACAGCATTTTACCAATTGCGCAAAAGAAGTCGGTTATATAGTCACAGTTCAAGTGTGTAAGTACCCTGAGCAATTACAGTTTTTGAAGATGTCGCCACATTTTACCCAAAACCAAGAATTATGTGTCATAAACAACATTGGCACTTGTTTACGTTCTTTTGGTTTTTATCATGGGGATTTGCCGGGCCGTGGTGATATTCGTCAACGAGCTGTTGATTATATCGGAGGCATTGTGCAGAGTAGAGTCCATTGGGGCAACCACATTATATCTAACGCATTCATAGAGTGCATTATGCGTATGACACCAGCGTTTCGCGGGTCGAGCCTGCAGTGTTCCACTCCCTACGTAAGTATAGAGAGTTTGTGCGTTAGATATGGTTGCGCCAGTGATGAGTTGTGTGAATTAGCCCTTTTGATTTCCCATGCTACACTTGGCGACGTCATCAAACACCCCTTGATTGATGTCATTTACCAGGTGGATTATGGTTAGAAATTTGCTTTTCCACAACGTAGCGTTCCTTGAAAAATATCACACGTCTGACAGTGATTCGCTTAAAGGGTTGACGTAAGTAACCAGTTTTGCTGGTGAACAGGC